AAACTTTTCAGAAAGTGCATTAACTTCATTCTGCGCTTCTCTTAATTGTGCTTTAAGGGATTGCGCATTTGTCTTTACTTCTAACTCAATTACTTTCTTTTCTGCCATTGTACTTTGCTTTCAATAATAACTCTCTTTTGCCTTGTTTGTAGTTTGAAACAAAACTATCTGACAATAGATATTTCCCTTTTGCAATGTCTATGTTTTCACTTACTCCATAGAAATCATCTACTCTGAGCAATGCTATAATTTGTTCTATCATTCTTGGTATATTGTTATGGTTTCTGAAATGGTTGACCCCGTTGATGTCTCTAAAAAATTATATGTAACAGGAATCTCTTGTGTAGTGTAGTTTTCATTTATGATTCCAAAACCTGAATCCGTTATCAATGAATCTGTACCTGACTCTGTAATTGTTGGTGTCTTAGGTGTTGGATTAGCTGGCAATGTTATCGCTATCCATGAGTCCTCTGTTATTGTAGATGGACTAAATGACACCCCTGAATAGGTAGAGCTAAACTGTGTTTGATCAGCCCAAGTAGGCACAACAACAGGTGTGTCAATTACACCGCCAATATCAGGTACAACAGGAGCTATAACACTATTTACCATAGGTCTAAAATCATTCAATAACGATAAGCTTACTTCACCACTAGTAATGTCAGATTTAATCTCATTAATAATGTATCTTTTATCCCTAATAATTAATCTATCATTTAGACTTAATTTAGTGATTAATGATAATGGGAAGTGTGCCTTAATATTAACTAGTCTACATTTCGTATTAAATAAATTACTTAAATAACTAGCATAATAGGTTTTGTACAATGAATTAAATAAAGTAGCATTATCTACAACACTTTTTTCTTCACTAAAACTTAATGAATATTTACTTCCATTAAACGTAACTTCATTACAAAAAGGAGCATGTGTATTTTTTAATGCTATCGAAGATCCATTACTAAAATAAAAACTAGACTGCGCTATATCGTCCATGTATAACAATACTGGTTTAGGAATGTAAGACTTATAATCAGGTTTAGGTGTTAAGCAATAAGAAGTACATACATTTGCTCCAATTAATTTAAGAGGCAATAGTTCTTCAAATGGTACTTTTACAATAAAATCGCCATTGTCATATTCAGGGAAATTTTCTTTAGTGTCTCCATATTCTCGCACCCCTTTACTATTTACTTCTACGAATTCCCTATTTACAAAAGACTCGCTTCTTTCATGACTAAAAGATAAATTTTTATATAACGGGACTCTAGTAACGTCAATAGAATCTGTTTCTGTGAAATTTGTAATGTCGTAAATATATCCTTTTGAATAAAAACTCTCTAAAGTTTCCACTAAAAAAGTATCTATTCCCGTAGCGTAACAAGTCAAGTTAAACATTTTAAGAATGCCACTAAAAAAATCTACTACCAAAATATCAGGGGCTAAGTTTTCTAGTGATGGTTTTTGAGATATAACTATATTGTCACAACTAACAACTCTTTCAGATTTAGCTATAAATGAACCAATACTTCCTGGAGATGTTGATGTAAAAACCGTCCATTGTTTTACATTTATTTTTATGTTAGAAACCGTACATGGTACGCTTGTATTTATCTTATAAGATAATCTAACAGAAGGACTAGACGCTGGACTTTTGTACACGGTTAACCATCCACCACCAGTATATACAGATCTAGTGTATTTAAATGATAAGTTTTCATAACACTCAATTGTAACTAAGCAATAAACTGAAGTCTCTACCCTTATTTCTATTTCATTATTGTTAGGACTAGCAACTGTATTTATTATAATTTCATTTGTCGATGGATCAACTCCATAAGCAGTGCTAGGAGTCTGTTCAATATTATTAACAAGTACAGAATTAAAGATGCATTTATTATTGAAATTTGAAACTGACTCCCCGTTTTTTAACCATAAAAATAATCTATCCCATAATTTATTTGAAACATCTAAAAAAGAACCGTTAAATGTTAATCCGTATTTGCTTTCAATAGCATCAAATATTCTAGGCACTTTAATAGCTGGGAATAATTCGTTATAATTTATCGCACCATTAGTAGTTGTAATATCAGTATTAGTTAAGTCATCAGAAGTCCATACTCGATCAGAAGTAATCAAAGGAAATCTAACATTCTTAGTGTAGTCCGTTGATGTAATTAGGCTCTCTATATTAGCACCAGTGTAATCTGTAGTGTATGCATTTAAATCTAAATCAGCTAACTTATCATTTCCAAACTTATCTTTAATGCTTAATAAGTCACCATAAAACGTAACTGTATAACTATCTACTTTCCCATTCTTAATATTAGATTTTTCTAATTGAATATTACCACTTCTAAATGGTGTCATTCCAATCTCAATATAAGCATCTCTTCTTTTACTTGGATTATTAACAGCGTCTACATCCGATTGATAAAAATGCTCAAGTATTGCATTATTAATGTTGCTTGCAGGTATAGTGAATGACTGTGTGAAATCAGTATACACTTTAGAAATGTCTTGTACATTTTGAACGCTTAAACTTATATCAATTTTTTCATCATTAAACAACTCTAATTTAGAATAGTTACCACTTCCGCTGATACTTTCTACATATACATCTACAATTCTCTTCATTATATCACGTTGTTTATAGCATTATACGCAAACTCAAATTCTAAACTATAGTTGATCATGTGGTTATTTATGTTTTTTATCAACTCTAATGACTTTGTTCTACATATCGCAGGCTTATTATCAACTAGTATACGTTCGCTCATTAGAAGTTCTTTAATGTTGTCGCTAAAATCTTCTGTAACATAGCCACTATTTACGCTTATTGTTTCTTTACCATTGGTATTGAATGATTTTTTTTGTCCTTGGAACGTGTCGAAATTAGAAACCGAGCTTTGCATTACGTTATAATCGTTAGACTCTATTGCTATATTAGTTTTGGATGCCTTAAAAAAGAATTCTTTTTGCCAAGCTCCATACTTATTAATAAAGTCAATCGTAACTGGTGTATATTTAGGCTCGCAAATAGGGACAAATTCCCATGATTTAATTACTGCATCCGAACTATTTAACACAAATAATTTATTTAAACCACCCGAAACTCTCGGCACACAATACCACTTGCTAGTTGGCACAGTGTATATTTCGCTAGTACCTGTGTTTAAAGTTTGATTATTACTATTATTTTGCGCGCCGGCAATTGTTGGCACAGAACCTATAAAATTAGGTGTTATTGTTGTTTTGTTAGTACCTGAATTATAGGAGTAAGATAAAATAGTACCTGTCCATGTAGCTGTACTAGCAAAGTCATCGACATATGTAAAGTATAAGTAACCACCAACTGATAAAAAAATAGTGTAGTCTCCAGTCACTGTTATATTTGTTATTTCGTACGTTCCAAAACCAACAAATACTGAATTTACTGTGGCTGTACTAGAGCTTAATCCCGCCCCATATTTTACCTTTTCTCCAGCATTTAAATACATGGATACAGTGCCGGCATATGTAGTATCTTCGTTGTAGTAGTACTTCTTTGAATCTAATAAGAATCTCCCGTAGTCATAGTTACTTCCATTTTCGTAGTAAGTAAAGCCATCAAATGCATAGAAACTTAACTCTCCAAGATAATCTAATCCATCTGTAAAATAATATTGTTTGACTTTAACATTGCACCAAGTAGCTGTATTTAATTGCGTAAATGATACGGTCGGTACATCTGTTTCATCAGCCGATTGGTGAGATAAATACTCTCTAATATATGGAGATATATCGTAATTAGTAGCTGTATTTGTACTTGATGGGATTGCCTTACTCAGCGTATATTGTGGTGTAGCTGGAGCAGATCCAGTACCATTCCAAATAAATATTTCAATCTTTGTTGACACTTGTCCTGTCTCATTTACAGTTATGATGTAGGGACTTCTCGCAAAAATATTAGCCATTATTTTTTAGGTTGTTTGATTGTATACTTAAATAACTCTTCAGCATCCAATCCGTATTTAACGATTAATTCTTCAGGCAATTTCTCAAAGTATTTATTAAATGGTTTTGTGAAGAACAATGATGGTTTAGTTCCCTTAGAATATATTGACCTGGT